TATACTTAAGTATATGCTCTTCTAAGTTATTACTATTTTCAAAGTACACAATGCTTCTATTAAATCTTTTATCCTTAATTATTTGTTTTATCTCTAATCCACAAGCAACTAAAAATACTATTAAATCCTTATCTGTAATTTGCTTTAAACTATTCATAGCTAATATCTCCCACTTTCGAATGTCAGTTCGTATTAAGGTAAAATTTTTTACTCCTGGATTTTCTCCAGGAGTAAATCTATTATTGAGTAATTGTGTTATTTGTTACTGTAGTTCCTTTGTCTTTACCTTGATTTATTTTAGCAACTACAGATTTTATAATATCAAATATGTCTCCAGAAGATAGACCCGTTTGAGCAGTAATCTTTTCTACAGCTTTGCTATGTTTTACAGCTCCTTCCCAATTATATTCCTTTCCCATTTGTTCTACAGCCATAACTATTCTCTTAGCAGTATCTACATCTTTATTATATTGTACATCCCCTAGCTGTTGCTTTAAAGCTTCTTGCTGTTGTACTATAAGATTTTGTTTACTATCTATAAATTTCTTTCCATAATAAGTAGCTATTCCAGCTATAGTAGTAAGTCCTATATAACATACATCTACAATTATTTGTTTTAATACATCATTCATCATAATAAATCATCCTCTCAAATTTATATTTTTAAAATAGTCTTTTAGATCCACCAGCACCCTTATTGTTATTCCAATACACTTCAGGAGCGCCACCTTTTCTTAATGTTATATAATTTCCTCTGTCTAAATGTATTGACATATCTCCATCATTTCGTTTTTCAATGTAAAAAGGCATATTAGGTATCTGATAAATATTAGGTCCTACGGGTACAGTTTCATCATAAGTAGGATATGGTTCTAATGATTTTGCTGTCGCTTGTTGAATAGTTGCTTGTGTTTGTACTGCTTGACCAGTTATTCCAGTTACTATTGCATTAGCCATAGCATCTGCATTGTATCTATTCATATCATCTTGAGAATCTACAAAAGCACATTCTATTAGTATAGATGGCATACTAGTATTTTTTAATACATATAAGGCTGAACCATCTTTTACACCTCTATTTATATATCCAAGTTCAGCTATAGCATTACATATCCTTTTGGCAACTTCTTTCCCTGCTGCACTTATAGCATATACTTCTACACCATGACCACCACCACAATTAAAATGTATGCATATATGGAACTGAGAGCCACTAGAATTTGCAATACTGCATCTGTAAGCTAAGCTCTCGCTTACGCTATTAAATGTTCTCCCATAAGGTGTGCAATCTGTTACTATTAAATTTAAAATCTTAAGCTTTTGTTGAACTAATACCCATATTTCTTTGGCTAAATTGTCCTCAAACTTTATAGCATTTGCTCCTGTATCTGGATAAGCATTATGTCCAGCATCTCCACTAAATTTTGTATAATTCATATTAAATATCTCCTTTTATTTTAAAAATTTACCAATAATAATGCCAACTATAACAGTAATAACCTGATTTATTAGGTTATCCCACCGTTTAGCTGGCTTTTCTCTAAGATTTTCTAATTGTATAGTCATTTTTTCAATTAACTTTTTAATATCTTCAAGGGTATTCCTAAAATTCTGTACATCTTTTGTAGTTCCTACATTTTCATTTTCAATCTTTTTCAGCCTATCAGCATGGTCATTTAGCCTCCTTTCATGAGTACCAAGCTCTTTTTCAATTGCTTCATGTCTTTCTTTACAGAGCTCTTCACTATATTCACTCATAAAGCACCTCCCATTTTTATAAAATAAAAAGAGCCTGGACAGATCCAAACTCTTAAAAAATACTTATATTTAGTTTTTACGGTATAGTCGTCTAAGTTTTCCTATGCGACGTAATCTATTCCAGTAATAGTCTTATACTGGTCTGCTGTTATCTTACCTTTTACTACAAAAGTTTTTAGAGAATCATTTGTGTAATATCCAGCATTATAATAGTCTGAACATATTGAGAACCAATTCATTTACATCAATCCTCCTTGAACTAAAGCTAAAATCATTTGAGCATTTTGTTGTTTAATAGAATCAAAATCCTCCTGGGGCACATTCATATAAATAACTTCTGTTTCAGGCTCAATAGGAACATCTGAATATATTAAAAAGTTACCTTCTGTTATGTTTTGTTCTTCTATAAGATATAAATTGGAATTTCCATTTACTATATTTTCTCTTTCAGTATTATTGCTATATTCAAATTTGTATTTCATAGTTTATTCCTCCTTTCTATCATCTTGACACTTGAATATTATTATTTATACTAACTACAGTTTTGGTAATTTGAGAAGAGGTATACCCCCCATTACACCAAATATATATTTGAAATACATCTCCTGCCACCCCAGTAAAATCTTCTGTGTAAGTTGTTATTGTAGTTGTTGTTAATGTTCTTAATGTTCCACATGCACTTCCATTTTTATACACTCGAGCATACGTTGTGTAAGTCGGTGCGCCAGCATTACGTAAATCAAATGAAAACCTAATGCTCCCACTATAATTTATTGTATATTTTCCACCTATTGCCGCTGGGGTAGCGCTGTTACCGTCGCTGTATTGCGTTAAATCTGTATGCAAAGCTATAGCGCCGGCCGATGGATTTATAGGGATAACACTTCCTACAACACCAGCAATTGAAACTCCACTTAATATATTCTGTGATAACAAGTTGCTTAAGTCTAATGTACCTGTAATTTGTCCACTATCTACTGTTGCAGTTTTTCCAAGTCTTAAATCTCCACTTAAAGCTGTTCCACCACCCCCTTTACCCTGTACAATAAAAGACGTTCCGTTATATCGCATAGTATAAGGTGTATTCGCTTTTAATCCACCTGAAGTAATTGCGTTGCCTAAACTATCTAATATTGTTTTTGCACCTAAACTATTTACATTTAATGTACTTGCACCTGTACTTGCCACATTAATTTTTACACATACTGCCATGCCATCTACATAAGCAGCTGGTGCCGGACTAAGTGTTACCGCATAAGTATTTGCACTTCCTGTCGCAACTTTGTAAGGTATATGTGCTGTATTGTCTGCCTTATGTGATTCAAAAGTTGTACCATCTGTTGCAACAACTTGATCGCCAGTTGTTTTAGGATATAAATTATCCCATCCGTCATTAGTAGCATTTCTTTGTGTCATTTGAATTTTTTTATCTGTCATTTAATCATCTCCTTAAATTACTTGATACCAAAAATCACCCGGTGAAGGTGAACTTGGAGCTGTAGTTGCAACTGCTATTTTTGCGCCACTACCTGCACTTGTAATATACCCCTGTGCTTTTACAAATGCTGTAGTTGCTATATTCGTGCTATTATCTGCTGTTGTAGGTGTTACTGATTTTGGTGTTCCTGTAAATACAGGACTTGCTAAATTTGCTTTTAAATTTAACGCTGCTTGTTGTGCAGTTGACACAGGTTTATTAGCATCACTTGTGTTATTTACATTAGCTAGTCCTACATCTGTGCTAGTTAATGATATTACACCTGTTCTCCCTGCTACACTTTGTACAGGTGCTCCAGAAGAGGTGATATAGTCACTATCATTAGTTAATTGTGATAGATTAGTAGGCATATCAGATAGATTAGAAATCTTTATCCAACTTCCCCAAGCGCTAGCACTTGTAGCTTGTCTATAAGCTAGCCCTTCAGTGCCAACTGCTAATTGTATTGGCCAACCACCAGAACCTTCACTTCCATTCCATCCAACAATATTGAGTATGTATGCATAAGTTGTACTAGCTCCAACTGGAGGACTTCCTACAGAAGTTCTGGATTTAAAGGCTAAAGATAATTTTCTTGAAATTAATCCTGATGGTAAATCATTAACACTTCTACTATCAATAAAGTTTACTGTGTCAGAAGTTCCTCCGTTTGCAGGCATACTTGATGGAAAATCAGTTATGTTTGCTTTTGTGTGTGCGTGACTTGTATCAGCCTTTGTAGTTGGGTCAAAATTACCTTTATGCCATATATCAAATCCATTGAATTTAAATTCTAATCCGAATAATTTCACATTTTTGCCTCCCTCCTATCCTGTAACAGTTAACTTATATTGCCCTGCTGTTGGTGCTGATGCAAATAAAACCTTAATAGTATTTGCATCTACTGTTTGAATATCTGCCATTACCCAGCCTCCAGTTGAGACTTCTCTTAAGCTTGCAGTAGTATCTAGTGTGTTAAAGTTATGTGTTATATTAAACGTAGTTGCAGTACCATCACCTATAGCTACTGCATATTTACGTGCCCTTGCATTAATCAAATTTGTTATAGTTGTTGCAAAATTCGGGTCATCTCCTAATGCATCTGCCAACTCTTTTAGAGTATCCAAAGTACCTGGTGAAGAATTCACAAGAGCTGCTACCTTTGTGTCAGTATAAGCCTTTGCATTACTTTCTGCTGTAGTCGCTTTTGTCTGAGAACCTGTTGTTGTTTCAACAGCACTTGATAAAGCAATAGTTACTTTATCGTTAGTTGCATCTGGTGTAAGAACAACATTTGTACCTGCAACAAATTCCAATATATCAGTTGCACTATCAGCACTTACAGTTGTTGCTCCTACTTTCACATTGCTAAAAGCGTTTTGATTTACTTGAGCACCTGCCGCAATTCCATCTACCTTTTCTTTGTGTTCTTTGGAATATAATCCATCCGTAGTAGTTGTAGCTAATGGTATAGAATCTACTCCATCAGTTAAATGTTCACTAGCATGGCCAGGGAATGGATGCCAGTTTATAACTTGATAGTATTCAAACATAACCTCTAAATCTTCCGGAAGTCCAGTTGGTAGTGTTACACTTGTCGAAGATGTTTCCGTAAGTGCTTTATCATCCTGCTTATCTCCATTTAGAAACCAAGTAATAGCACCTGTATTAGGTTTGTAATTTCCTTTAGTCAAGGTAAATACAGTTGTAGTACCATCTGTTACAAACCTTTCTTGTTTTCTTATAAAGCTTGCAGGATTATCATTGGCATTAAGAGTTCCATCCTCTGTAATAGTTAAATTTGCTCCAATTTTAACTATTCCTGGTGTAGTAATTGTTGCTATTGGAATATCCTGTCCACCTATCTGATTCCATACACCTACAGCTATATCTTCAAATATTTTCCCAGAGTCAGTAGAAATGTAAATATTACCACTACCAGTAGCAGATGCTCTTGAAGCTTCAATTCCACTCGATATATTTGGTAATGCTACTAGCTTATTTTTGAGTATTGTAGTGAATGATTCTTGTATAGCATCAAGTATTGCCTTATTTGAGTGTGAATGTGTATTGGTTATAGCATTATTGACGTTAGCCGATAAATTATCGTCATCAATTTTAGAAGTACATGCATTTATTAACGTTACAATAGATGCTCCTGTAAGCACTTGTCCTAAATCAATCCATGATGTACCATTGTATCCGTAATAGGTTTTGTCTCCCGAATGATAAAATATTTGTCCTGGCTTCGGATTAGCTGGGTATGTTGCTAAATTTTGAATTACAGCATTTTGTAACTCATTTTTAGCTAAGTCTATATTAGTAAGTATCTGCAATTAATTCGCCTCCTTAGTTTAAGTAAGCTTTTCCTGAGAAAGGAGCGTTAAAATTTAACTGTACTTCATTCGCTGAAATATACTTTATCTCTCCTACTACCACATTTCCAGCACTATCAACTACAGCGATGTTAGGATATTTGTTTAGATTATGTTGTATTATCCACTCATTGGAAGCTGATAATTGATTATGCATATATGATATATTTTCATTAATAAGAGTATTTGCAGCACCATCACCGATATAAACTTTTTTTGTGTCAGTGCAAAATCCCATTTCTCCTTCTTCCAACATTGGAAGATCATCTTCTAAACCTCTTTTAATCTTAATTGTTTGATTCAATTAACTCACCTTCCTTAAATCTCTTTAAACCAAAAATCTATAGCAGTTGGAGTTGTAGGAGCAGTAGTGCCTCTATAAATTTTAGGTATTACATTAATTTTATTCAATAAATTACCAGCTACATCACCACTCAAAGCATTCTGTACTGTAGCAAACCAAGTATTAAAATCGCTTTGAAACTCTTGTTCCATATTTATTAAATTTGTTTGTTCTTGTTGCGTCCAAGTAGCTATATCTGTATCATACTGATTTTTTTTACTATTATACCAATCCTGATATTGATTAAATATAGCAGTTGTATCAGCCTGTATTAAAGAATTTACAACACCACAGTAAGTAGTGTTAAGTCTTAAATCAGTTATATTAGACTGGTTTATACTTGTAACACCCTTGCCACCATAAATATCTGCTATACCTAGCTCATATCCATCTGCATCTCTTTGTAGCGCAGGTGCCATAGGTGTACTAGCCAATGTGCCCTTTTTAACAGCTGCATTTATTGCTCTACCTACTGTATCCATTCTTAATACAATCCTATCAATTCTATTAAGTACACCATCAGCAACTTCTATCGGAAGTATTAAGTCACTATAATTAATATAAACATAACCATTTATCCATGCCTTACCGGCTTTTACTGTAACAGTCATATTATTGTTAGCTATAACTTGCAGGTTTGTTGAGGGATTAGGAAATACTCCATTTGTTAAAAGAGAATTAAAAAACTCTGCGAAATCACTTGCTTTATATTTTCTATCACCATTTACACTATTAAAAAAACTTGATTTTTCCACGCCATCACATCCTTTCTATACAAAACTGCCACCATCAATTGCAGTTATTTCAGTACTTGTAGTTGTACTAATACCACTAGCACCAGATTGTAGCTTTGCCATACTTTTAATCTTATCTATTATGGTTGGAATATTATTGCCAAATGTTATATTGATCTGCTGACCTTGCTCTTCATAAACTTCTTCAACTTCTGTTATTCTACTATTTAGCGTTATACCCCACTTTTTAGAAACACAAGTAACTATATCACCTAAATCAAAATCAGTTTTATATAGTAAATTAGAATTAATATTTATTTTGCTATCAAATGTCTGTATTTCTTTAGCATCTGCTAATGCTGTATTACCTTTTTCAATTAATAGATTAATATAATCAGCATCACTCATAACTACACTATCAACTTCATTACTCAAACTCTTTTGGTCTACAAATAACTCATATCTATCAAAACCAATGCTATTACCTATAGTTACTAATTTTCTTGCAGAACCTTCACCAATCCCACCAACTAACGCTAAGTTTCTATAGTTATTTAAGCTATCAGTAAATTCCTGTTCAAGTATATTTTCAAATTCTTTAGAGAAAATAGCTCTAGGATTAATACTTTGGTTTACACTCCTATCAAGTCCTTTATAGACATCAAAAATTAATTTTCTATTATTAATATCAAAATTAACTCTATGACCTAAACCACTTGTATTACTTAGACTTTCTAATTCTTCTGCTAAATTTTTATAACTAACTTGGTAATCTATTGTTTGGGTGAAGTCGTTCAAGGTGCCTAAAACTAAATTAGATATAATTCTGCTTGTATCTGTAGGAGCAATACAATTATTGTTTACAAGTGTCCTCATTGCTACTTCTGTTGTAACATTCAATATTTCAGTTCCCCAGACAATTCTTCGGTCTGTATAATTGGTTAGAAATTTGCCTTTTATAACTAATATTTCTTTGCCTTCTGTATCCTGCTTTAAATTCCTATATTCAATATATGCAGCTTCAGTATCACCTTTTTTATAAATTATATTTTCTCTCTGCAACAAACTTAAACTCTCTATTGTTAACGCACACTGTAATTCAAATTCACCACTTTTATAATACCTTCTTGTCCATTGTAGAGATGTAAAGCTATCTATAATGCCTTTAAAATTTAAATCTCTATCAAATATATAAATTTCCATATCACACCCCCAAATATTGTGGAGTGTAATAAATGCTTACTTCTAAGTTATCAATATTTTCTTCTGCATTATACCTAAAAAGATTATCTCCTACATCAAGTTGAAGGAAGGTACTTTGAAAATCTATATAGTTAAATGCATTTGTTGGAACACCATTTAAATAACTTTCTACTTTTTTATTACCAAAGCCAGTAGTTACTATAATTATCTCGCCTGCTGTCATGGTTTTATTTATTTTTATATATTCCTGAGTGTTAACATTTAAAATAGAAGGATTTACGACAGTTGCTAGAGCCTTAAACTCAACTTTCATGCCACATTCTACATCACCTTCGTTTAATACATTAACTATCAAACTTGGTTCTCTATGCCCCATTTCTATACCTGTGTCCTGTGATATTTCTAATTCAAAACTAAAGTCTCCTTTCCATAGAGCTATTTCTTCTTTGTTTTCAAGAATGTCTGTCCAGTATGGATTATTGCATATAAAACTAACAACAAAATTAGGTAGCCTATCTTGTGATATAGTTGGAGCCTTTTCAATCTTGCATTTAATAGATTTTTCCATATTCTTATTTATATAAGTTATTTTGCCATCTAATTTAGGATTTAATATACTTAACAATTTTGCTCTATTGTTTTCTTTATCTTTACGTATAGAACCACTTACTACTATATTTCTACTTTCAAGTGTACTTCCTACACAGGTGTCGCCATCCTGATTCATGCTTTTTGATGTATATATTGTATTTTTTAATCCATCAATTCCATCTACATTGGTAACAAAAAAAAGACTTACTGTAGAAAATTCTATAGTCTGCCCTCTTTCATTCTCATATACTAATTTTTCATTTTTATTCAAATACTATCACCTACCACCGTAAAGCTAATTCTCTAAGATTATTTTTAGTTTGTCTTGCTACTTCACTTGGGGAAGAAATTGGGGTATAAATATTCTGGACTACACTTATCCCATTTTTACTACCACCAGAATTACTTAAAACACTATTAGCTACTTTAGTTGCAACATCTTCTGCAGTTTGTTTAACCAAAGCTTCGCTTGCATCATGATTATAAATTCGAGTTCCACGTGGTTGTTGATATAACTCATAGCCTTTTTCATTCATATAAGTTAATCCACCATCAAAATAATTAGTACCTGTCCAGTTATTTCCTACCTTTGCATCGCTATAATCACCAGATGTCTTAGTTGTTATCCATCTAATTATAGGATTATTAGTAAACCAATCCTTTAACTTTTCCCATTCTGTCTTTAGAGACCCATCAGTAGTATTTACATCATCTAAAATATCACTATTCATACTTTTAAATTTTCCAACTACACCATCCTTAAGTTCATTAGCTTTGCTTATACTGTCATTTTTCTGTCTTTCTGCATCAGCTATAAGTTTATCGGCTTGATCTGCTGTTATGCTGTGTGTATCGTCCCTCATATGCTCTATTGTAGCTTTAGTTTCTTCATATTGTTTATTTGCTTTATCGATACTTTCTACCCTCTGCTTTTCTGCATTGCTAATAATTTCACTTGCTTGCTGTGCAGTTATGCTATTGCCGTAGCTCTCCATCCTATCAAGTATTACTTTTGCTTCAATCTCATTTTGGCTTAAGGAATTTACAGCATTAGTTCTCATCTTTTCTTGTATAGAATTAATCTTTTCTTGTTCATCTGAAGTTAAAGCTCTGTGGTTATTAGAAGCAGTCTGCATAATACTTTGAATTTGTTTTTCGTAGTTATCTATTTCGGATTTCTTATCGCTATTATTTTTCTGCAAGCTAGTTAATGCATTCTTTTCTTCTTTATCTGTTAACGCCTTGCTTTTCTGAAAGAAAGAATTCATAGTATTATATTCCTCTGTATAGTGCTTATCCATGCCCGCTTTAATTTGTGTACCCATCTGCTCATATTTATCCATTAAACTCTTTGTAGTTTCATCTGTAATCTGTGTACCATTTACATAAAGATTAGTTAGAGTTTTAGTAACATCATCATCCATTTTTATATAAGCTCCAACTGCCTTTTGAGTAGCATCACTGATTTTTACAGTGTCATTCTCTATTTGTGTAGTCATCATTCCATGATCCGTCATTATCTGTGCACTGGTAGTATTAACTTTATCAGCAAATAGATTAACAGCTGGAACTGCCTGTTCATTCATTCCTTTATATATTGTATATCCTACTCCTGCTACTGCCGCACCTGCAACCAACCAAGGGGCGGCGGCTACAACTAATGTTCCTAATCCTGCACCAAGTCCAGCTATTCCTCCAACACCACCAGCTCCTGCTGCAACTTCTGCTGCTGTACCAACTCCTGCTGTTGCTAGTTTAGCTGTTCCCATTGCACCACTAAACGTTCCCATTACACTTAATACACTACTTACACTGGTTGCAAGACCTCCTACTACCTTTAGAGTTCCTCCTACTGCAACTGTAAGGCCTACAGCATCTACTATTGCAGTTTGTGTCGCAGGACTTAGATTGCTAAATTTATCTGCCAAAGTCCCTACAGTATCAGCTACTTTTCTTATTGTTGGTGCAAAACTTTGTTCTAGCTTGATACCTGCAGTTTCAAGACTTCCCATCATTTGTTCAACAGAACTTTTTGCATTGTCTTGCATAGTAGTTGCCATATTTTTAGCAGCACCATCAGAATTTTTAAGACTAGCTGTTAACTCCGTTAATTTTTGTGGTCCAGCATCAATTAATGTTAACATTCCACTCATTGCTTCTTGTCCAAAAATAGTTGCTATAGCATTTTGTTTTTGTTCATCTGTCATTCCCTTTGTACTAGTTTGTAAATTACCTATAATTTGGTTAAGAGGAAGTAACTTTCCCTGTGTATCAAATGCTTTTAGACCCATAGCTTCTATTTGTCCTGCTGCTTCTTTGCTTGGACTTGCTAAACTTGTCAATGCACTTCTTAATGTAGTACCTGCAGAACTTCCCTTTATTCCAGCATTAGCCATCTCTCCAATTGCAGCTGTAACTTCTTCCAACGAAAGTCCCATACTATGTGCTACTGGTGCAACATATTTCATGGCTTCGCCTGTATCTCCAACTGCAGCATTTGTAGCACTAGCATTCTTAGCTAATACATCTGCAACATATCCTGCTTCTGAAGCAGCTAATCCAAACCCTCTAAGTGTACTTGCTGCAATGTCAGAACTGGTAGCTAAATCTTCTCCACTTGAAGCTGCCAAATCCAACATACCAGGCATAGCCTGCATTATTTCTGTAGTAGAAAAACCTGCAGAAGCTAAGTTTTCCATACCTTCTGCCGCTTCTTTTGCACTAAAAGCTGTATTAGCTCCTAGGTCTATTGCTTGGTCATTAAGTTTTTGAAACTCTTCTCCAGTAGCTCCACTAATAGCTTTAACTCTACTCATTTGACTGTCAAAGTCCATACCTACTTTAGCCGCCGCGATACCGACACCAACTAAAGGTGCTGTCATTCCTAATATTTTATTTCCTGCTGAACTAGCACCTTCACCTATAGTTTTGAAATGTTCACTACCACTTTTTAACGTATCGCTAGCTTTAATCCATCCACTGTTATTTTTATTTAATTCAGTAGTAGTTTTATTTAGCTCTCCCTGCGTTTTAGTAAGTTCTGCATTTGCTTTATTCATATTTGTAGTGTAATTATTTATGGACTTAGCATTAGCTTCTACAGCTTTTTGTTTCTTAGTATATTCTTCCTCTAACTTACTTACTGCATCTTTTGCCTTTTGTGCTTCTTCACTTTCTTTCCCATACTCTTTTATAGCTTCATCATAAGCTTTATTTGCATTATCTAAGCTAGTTTTTAATCTATCTCTTTCAGATATATTATTTTGCATTTTTTCAGTTACTTTTTCTATGCTTTGCCTATATATATCAACCTTCTTAGATTGCAATTCTATTTGATTAGATAATGCCTGTTGTACTGCTTTCAAGCTTTCAGAAGTTTTCCCAAAAGTTTGCATACCTACTTGTGCATTATTTAATTCACTTTTATTTACTTTAAGCTGTTGATTTACACCTTGTAATCCTTCATTAAATCCAGTAGAATCTAGCACCATCTTTGCTGTTATACGCTTTTCAGTATCATTTGCCATACTCTCTCACCACCTTTACAACCAAGGGAGTTCATCTACAGAATAAACTCTATCTTCATCAGCATCACCAGAATCTTTATTATTCTTAACTTTCCAGCCATTAAACTTTACATGGGCTTCCCATAGGCTACTAATTTCTTTAGGACAACTCTTATAAAATTCTTCTTTAGAATAGTTAAGATGTGCTTTTGCTATATAGAAAAACCAGTCAAAATCTAATAGATCTGACTGGTCACCTAGTTTTTTTCTTTATTACCTCCACTGCTATTTCCTTTTTTATCTAACATCAAACTACCTTGTATCATCCTGTTTGTAATGCCATCCAGTATAACCAGTGTTGGAAAATCAAAACTTAAACTTTCAAGTATCTCCTCTTCAGTAAATTCTTTATCTACACAAGCACAACTTAATATTTTCACTAGGTCTTCATAATCTCCAGGTGTATTTATAAACTTATTAAAAATATCTAATGCACCTAATGATTTCATTATTGGGTTATTATCCTTATCAAGTTTTATTTTGCCAGCTTCTAAAACTGGAACAACTTTATAATCTTTATATTTCAGATTGAATTTCATTAGTGCTTTAAAATCTAGCCTAAATGTATATTCATTCTCTCCGATTTTTAACTTATATTCTTGAACCTCTCCTACATTCATAAAAATCCTCCTTGGGTTAATTCTGTACCCATTCAATTTTGCATATAAGCAAGTTTTTAATATTAGTAATATAATTATATCTGTAAAAATTAAGAGGCTATAAAAGCCTCTGTTTTTTATACAGTAAAGTTAACTACTACATTAGTAGCTAAAGCAATATTAGAAACACTCTTAACATTCTTAGTACATATAGCCACATATGATCCTGTAAGTAAATCTGTTGTAGGTTTTAATGTTACTATTTTCTTAGTATCATCCATACTTAGTGTAGAAGTAACTGGAGTTCCATCTGCCTTTATTAAGAATATTGTAGAATCATCTATACTTAAAAGTGACATTGGTTTACTAAATGTAAATATAACACCTGAATTTGCCACAACTCCAGTAACCCCATCTAATGGAACTGTAGTTGCTGTTGGAGCTGTTGTGTCACTACCAGGAACTATTACACTAGTGAAGAATGTATTTGCTATATCAGCAGGACAATTAGGATCATCTTCCTCAACTGTATACTTCCACATTCCATTATTATTTAATTGCTGGAATGTAGCTGTAACACTGTGATTTTGGTAATTTATCTTACCCTCTTGTTGTTTAACACTTTCATCTGGCTCTGTGAGTTGTCCTTTATAATAAATTTTCCAGCCTTTTTTATTGTTACTTTTTGTGTATTCATATAATAATGCAACATATGGTGCCGCATCATCAACACTTGCATATATTCCGCCTTCTGTTGCTACTGTATGTCCAAGATATTTTGCATACTGTGTATTACTAAGATGGCCTAAATCAATAGTTACATCAATAGATGTAATAACGCTATTCTGTTCTGTAAGTTTTCCCTCCTCATAAAGTATCCCTGTATCAACTTTTAATTTTGCACCAAATTGTTGAATACCTGGGATATATTCTGGAGTTTGAAAAATTAAATTACCATAACCTACTTCGTCTTTATCTATAATAGCCAAATATAATTTATCTATATTTACTAATGCCATGGTTTTCCTCCTTTAACTTGTAAAAATAAAACGCATGGCTTTATGAAAGAGTTGCGTATCTGATTCGTATAAATCTGCAGCCATATCTCTTTCAAAACCTACGTTCATTAATTTTTCTTTTATTTTATTTTCTAAATCTGAATAACTGCCTTTACTGAATATATCTATCTGTAGAAAATAGTCAGTACTAATTTCTTTTCCTTCTTCCCATGCCGCTCCATTTTCATCATAAAAAAGATATTCAACATAAGGAGCCACTGGACTATTTGCATGTATAAAATGTACTGTTTTCCCACCGGTTAGATTTATAATCCCTGGATCTGATAGAATACTTCTTACATACTGCTTTGCATTAAACACATAACCACCTACTTAGCTTTATCAAGCAATTCTTTAGCAAGTATACTTACAGCTTCATCCTTGGTTTTATTTACTGCTCTAGCGAAAAAACCAACGTGTTTTTTACTTTTACTTGTACCAAATTCATTAAATAAAGAGTACCATGAACCTAACTTTATTACTCCTACCGTAGCAAAACCATCTTTTAAGACTTGCTTTTTAATTTGTTTTCTTAGGTTTCCAGTACGCTCTGGTGCATTTGCATCAACTTCATTATATATTGGTTCAATAGCCTTTTGCATGGCTTTTCTTTCATCAGCTTCTGTTATCGTCATGCCTTGTAGCATAGCTTCTAGTTCCTCAAAGCCTTCTATTTCTATAGAGTTAGCCGCCAACTTCCACCTCTAAAGCCTGTATTTCAATAAACCTGTTGTCATATTTAACATTATCTATGAATTTTATATCATAGACTCTATCAACTTCCTTTGTGCCTGTTATAATTCCACCTTGATCTAAGACATTCACTGTTCTTTTGCCAAACTTTATCCTCATAGTTTCGTCAATATCTTTTATATATCTTATAGAAAACTTAACTGTTTTCTCTACCTGTACAGCTGCAGCTGCGTAGAATTCTCTGCCATGTAAATTCTCCACTTTAGCCCATACAGTTCTTAAATCCTGCCACTCTTGTGTTTCAAATCCATCATCATCTAGAGTAGTTACAAAAACTTGAAGTGTTATTCTATTCCTTAAATCTCCTATATTCACTTTAAAATCTGCTATTGATATCACCTCATTTTATTTAAAAAGATAGTTAATTAACTAAAATTCTATTTTCTTTATACTTCTCTTTGCACCTAAAACTGGTATAAATCTTTCTAGTATTCTTATCTTAACAGTATCATCCTTAAATCCTGCTTCTGTACTCCTAGCTATAGTTACTGCTTTTCTATCACAATACTTAACTGCTTCATTCATATTTGCTAAATAGAAAACTTGAGTTTTTAATTCTGTAATTGGTAGTAAAGTATCCTCTACATGAACTATTGGCTTTCCATGAAAGTATTCTATTCCATTTACCTCTGTTATAAGGTTTAAAGGTCTGCCTTCTAAATCTTTTTTATTTTTCAAGTGTACATATCCGGTAACGTTTGTAAGAGTTACTAATCCAGCCTTAACAGAAGGTAATGACCCATCTATAGCTTTTTCTACATCTTCATAAGAAGTTGCACCTGCTATTGCAGTAGCATTATCTTTTATAACCTTTAATATCTTAATATTTTCTTTTGCAGTAGCTATATTTGCAAAGTTCTTCTTTACTAAACTTTCCATTTCAATCTCCGCATCATCTATTAATTCACTTGTTAATGATTGTATTAAACCTACCTTTACACATTTAAACGATACATCTGTAGTAACTAAAGTACCGTCTACTATGTCCTCACCTTCCAAAACGTCTAATAATTCGTTTTGGTCAAGATCTACAACTGGGATAGTTCCTTCATTCTTTGTAACAGGTATAATATCACATAATCCCTTCAGAGAACCAAATCCTTTTTGTATTTCAATTAATTGATTTACAAATTGTTTAGGTATAACTGCTGCATTATCTGTAGTAGTTATATCTGCTCTTTCCTCTTCTGTTGTTTCTTTACCCATCACAGTTTTAACTATTGCTCTAAATTCATTTACCTCTTCAGTTTTTGTTTCAGTCTTCTTTTTCTTTTGAGATTCTAAATCTCTTTTTTCATCTTCTTCTAACTCTTCAGCAGCTTTAATCATTTTTTCTAAGTTTCTCTTTTCTTCCATTGCTTTTTCAGCTTTATCTGCTTCTTTATTGGAAATAAATCCTCTAATTTCTTCTTTTTTAGACTTTAATAATGCTCTTAATTCTTCTAAATTCATTCACAATCACCTATACCTTTCAATTTTTTATATAAAAAAGAACTGTTATAATTCCAGTTCTAAATTTAATAGCTTAAGTTTTAACTCTCTTTCTTCATCTTCTTTATCATTGTTTTTTTTCATAGATATTTCAACATTATCAGAAAAGCTTCTTTGTTCAATATTTATCTCTTCATTGTTTCTATTCTCTATAGATGTCCCATAATAAGCTGGAGTTCTAGAATCATCCAAGACTGATACTTCACTTATGTTTATATCTTCTAAGTATCTTCTATCTATTCCACTATCAGTTTTCCCCCAGCTATCTTTTAATTTTGAAAACCCAAAGCTCCAACCTACTAACTTATTATTCTTAGCTTTTTCTATTACATCTGGATCATATACTCTTGCTTCTGCATATAATCCAATATTATCCTCAGTTAGTTTTAATGTATTATCTTTAGTTGAAGCTAATTTCCTATTTTTATTATGGTTTAGTAGTAAAGGAATATCATCTCTTTTCGAGATTGCATTTTTCCATGTTCCACTTCTAACCTGTTCCACAAAACCACCTTGAGGAGCTGGTAACTGTCTGCTATCTCTCTCAACTGCATTTATATAACCTTTTATAACAGCGTAATCATTTCTAATTTCTATTTGCACATTATCATCACCTTTCTAAGCTACATAGTTACTTAATTTATCTAGAATACTCATAGCAATCCTATCTTGTTTAGTATTAGATGGAATTTCTGTACCTCTGTTTTCATACATATCAGCTATTATTTTTAGCTGTAGTAAATCTGCTAATTTAATTCCTTTCACATCAGTCTTATATTCCTCTCCTACCATAGAATCAATATATACAAGGCTTGTATCTACTAAAACAGTTAAGTAATTATCGTCATAAGTATCATCAATTCTAAGATAGCTTTTAGCCTGATCCAATGTTACCGCCACTATCATCACCTACTTTCTTATTCAAGTAACTAACATTACCAGCTAATAAATCTGAAAGTAATACCTGACCTGAGGGCAACGTTATTATAAGGTCTCCACCTATTTTTTCTACCCCTATAATGTCTCTAGCATAATCTAAGTCATAGACTCCATTCTTAACATATGTGCTTATTACCTCCGCTTGTGTTTTACTATCTGTTCTAAGTAATACGTTTATATTGAATCTTATTTTATAACCTTTTTCTCTTTCTGCTGGCGTTAATAGCTTCCAGTCCATTTCCTGCTCTATTTGCTCAAATATTATAAGCAAACAATCTGTCAGAAACTTAATATTATCCTGTTCCTCACTTACCGCAGTATCTCTCATTATTCCCAATTTACTTAATGGTACTTGAAAGCTAGTTGCTATCTCTTCTTTGGATAACTTTCTAAGCTCTGTATATTGTGCATCACTCAGCGAAAGGTTAAGAGGTTGCACATTATAACCTGCTGGAACCGTAAAAATTCTACCATTATTTGAGTAAACTCTATCAAATTTGGATTGAACTTTCTTCATTTCCCTTTCATCTTTAATATCAGAGGTCATTTGCACGACTATTTTATTTGTTAATCCATTACTGAATAATTTATTTAAATAGTTCTGGCTTTTTAAACTACTGTCTAAACTTTCAGATAAAATACTCCTATTTGCTTTGCCTTTTATTCCATCCATAGTAAAATCTCTTAAGATTATTATCTCTTTGTCAAAGCAACTTCCTATTTCACCTTCTACACTTTCAAAATCCCATAAAATTTTATTGTTCTTAGTACTATTAATTAATCCAGCATTATCTATTGTTACATTGGTGATTTTAACAGGATATAATCCTTTAATTTTAGTACCTTGTTTGTCAATAAAAAGTCCAGAATTACCCCAATGCTTTGATAACGCTACAAAAGCCTTATAACAATCTATAGAACTCATATAATCATTAGGTCTCAAGCGTAATCTATCATATAAATAGTGATCCTTTGCTACTACGTCACCCTTTTCTGTTTCTTTTTTTACTTGTAATGTACACTTAGCAACACTTTCCGCAATAAATTTTATGCAGCTAAAGTATGTACTCTCTTTCATTTCAACTTCAAAAGGTGTAATGTCATAACCATTTTCAAAACTATATACAGTTTTCCAATCATTAACGTTTGTTGCTTCTCTTCTTTCAACTAATCTATCAAAAATCATTTGTCTGCACCTCGATTTCCTGTGAACTTATATAAAAATATACTAAAAGCTATTAAACTTACTCCTAAAAAGTATAAAGCAAAATATAAATTCACCATGAAGTTGGTGTAAATTATGATAGAAAGGCCAACAAAAAAAACTGTTTCCATAACAAAAATGTCATTAAAAATAGTCTTTTGAAGTAATTTATTAAGTTTTTTCTTCAATCTTAGCACCTTCTTTCTACCAATCTGCTTTATCTAAAGCATCAACTGCATTATAGTGAGTAGTCTCACCTACGAATTCTGTATAGCAAAATACCAAAACTACAACCATATCTATTCTCTGCTTATTTTTATCCTCTTTTACAAGCATTTCATCATCTGCTTTTCCCTTAGTAGTACTTGCCTTATTCATATTCCAATCAAGCAATTCATTTTTTACATATCTTATTTCCCCATCATACACAGCCTTTCTATACTCCTTTGTGCCTGGAGATAAGTTTGTATAAGTTTGCTTAAGCAGTATAACATCATAATCTTTTGCAAGTCTTTCCATCATTTCTCTCGCATTCATAGGGTCAGTAACTATTACCTCAATTTCACATTCATACTTACTTTCTATATTTCTTATATATTCCTCAACAAGTGTATAACTTACCGTCATCCCTGAGTGAATGTCACAATAACCCGCTTCAGCATATTTTCTATAATCTATTTTTTCCCTTCGATTTGCAAGACTATCCTCAGGCAAAAAACCATGAGATTTGCAATAAACAAGTTCTTCATCTTCAAATTCAATTCCAACGGCAGTTAAGTCTGTAGTTACTGATAAATCAACTCCAACCTTAACCTTTTTACCTTTAATCTTTTGTTTAAATTCCTCTTCAGTAATACTCCACTTTTTCCAATGTTCCATATTAAGATATTTATTAAGTTCGTTACTTTCAAGAAATATGTTGAAGTTTTTAGTTAATAATTCCTTTTGCTCGCTAGTTTTTATTTTGGCTATTTCTCTGTCAGCTCGAATCTCATCATAGTTTTCTTTTACTCTTAAAGGATTAGCTTTCAATAGCCCTTCATCTGTCCAAGCTTCTTCTCTAGTACAATAGTATAACAAACAAAATAGTTTAAAATTAGTAACAACTCCATTTAATACAGCTCTATCATATTCCAACTCTTCAAGCATTATAGAATCACTTTCTGCATAAGCAGTTGTGGTTTTAATTTCAATAGGATTTAATACACTGAGCTGTCCTTTTCTCATAGCTTGAATATTGTCATTGCTAGTAAACGCTCCAACTTCATCAGCTACATAACACGCTGGTCTTATAGAGTTGTTCTTGTTTGCTTTTGATGTTCTCGGAATATAATAACTACTTGTTACTTTGCATTTAATAACACCAATTTCACTATCTGATACAAAGAAATGCTTCTGTATATCAGGACTTGCTGCTATTATTTGAGCCATAGCCTTTCTAGTTTCTTTTGCCAAGTCCCTATCTATGCAAATACTATAAAACTCGCTGAAATTTTGCTCTGTTAACATAAGAAGTAATAAAATTATACCTGCAATGAAACTTTTTGTATTCTTACGTGGAATAAATAATACTACGTCTCTATATCTGAATTTTTTTTTATTGTTTTTATGTCTCCACCCGAAAATTGCAGCAATAAATAAAGATTGGAACCCTTCCAAGCCTTCTAATACTTGCTTGCCAGCTACAAATCCAGTAGCATAATTAAACAATTTTAAAAGGTTATTTATCTTTTTAAGCTTCTTTTCGCTAAAGCAAAATTCAAAATTGTCCTTATATTGATTTTCATAATAGTCTTGTACAAATATGGAACATTGCTTTTTTACTTCCCATGTAGTAACTTCTTTACCTTCTATTACATCTTGACAGTATTTTAAAGCCTTATCTAAAAGTATCATTCCTCATCATCTTCTCTTAAAGCTTTTAGTAGAGGGTCTTCTTTCTTCTCTTTATTATCTAAAGCTAAATTACCGAGTTTTGCTCTTGATTGAGGTGACAATGATAATTCATTACAACATCTGTACAAGTCTTTAGTATACTTATCTTTAGCACTCATTAAATCCTTATTTGCTAAATTTCCTATATTTTTATTTATTATAGTTTCTATAGTTTGTAACCTATCCACCGCAATAGCACAAGTTGATAAAATGTACACATCTAAGTTAGTTAGTATTCCTGTTGCTTGCAGTTCATCAATTATAAATTTATATATTTTCTTTTGTTCTTTTGATAAGTAACTAGGTGCTCTCCCTATTTTATCAGCTAGACTTTTTATTCTTTCTTCTTTTCCTTTCCTCTCTTCAATTTCTGCTTTTGTATTATGTCTACTCTGACTATCTATTACCTTACATGGTCTAGCCATATTCTCACCTTCTTTCTTCCTGCCTCCAAACTTTCATTTTGGGAATTTTATCAGACTGAGAGAGCACCACGGACTTTTTAAAGTCCGTCAAATAGTTTCACCCCTCCCCCGGGTTAATAAAATTCATCGTTGAACTTCTGAATTAATTTTTTTAAAAACTTTTGTATGCCAACCTTATCTTTCTTACTCTTATTCATTAATCTGTGTACCTTCTTATGGCAGCAATCACATAATGGTATTAGATTTACTTCATCTAGTCTTAAATCAAATCTGTCCTTCATAGTTTCAATATGATGTGTGTATTCATTATCTTGAATCAATCCTTTAATCCAACATACAACGCAAAGACCAAAGTAATGTTTCTTTATATTCTCACTCAATGTTAACCAAACATTGCTACTATAAAACTTCTGTCTTTCCTTTTCTGCATTGTCTTGCAGCCTTCTATGTTTATACTCTTTATACTTCTCCTTTCTATTCTTTACTTCACATTGGCACAATGTACCTTCCAATACTTTCTTACCACATTGAGTACACTTTCTATATATAGCCATTGCTTCTCCTATATCACTATGGACTTAGAGTTAACTTCTTTCTCTTTTAACTTAGTAAGCTTCTTAGCATTATCAACTGCATGTGGATCTTCTTTCCACTTAGCCTTTTCTTTATTGTTTAACCAATACTTCTGTGCTGCTAAGTCTGGCCCTTTATACTTCTTAACCTTACTTATCTTAACATCTTCTTGTGTTAAGATAGTTTGCCCATCATCTGCCAATACTTCACTCTTGACTTTAGTTGGTACCTCTTCATAATAGCTATACCCAATACAGCATTTATATAATGCCTGTTCTACTGATTGGTTTTTCTTGTCTTTTCCCTGAGCTATTATCTGTTTTAGCTCACTATTTTGAGCTTTATATCGCTTAAAAGTTGAATATCCTATACCTATTTTTTCAGCGATTTCCTTATCAGTTGCATTCTGCTCAACCATAGATTCTATAAGGCTTAAGTTATCTTTTATTACCTCTTCAATTGACTTCATTTTTCACCTCCTAACATTGAGCCATTGCTTTGATACCCCTGTCTCAATAAAAAAAATAACTAATTTTAGATGTTAAATCCAAAATATGCTTGGAGCCATTGAAACTACTAACTTTAAGACACTTTTATTTTTTATTTACAAATCAGTAATAACATATAGGATTACGGATTACTTTTTTATGTGTATATATTAGTAAGAATTTTTTATTTTCTTTAAAATAAGTATGTTCTATCTATTTACCGATTATAGTTTTCTGGCAGCTATTTTAGCAGCATTTTCTTTTACATCATCTTCAAGTCCTAAATACTTTTTAGTAACCTCTATGCTTAAATGTCCTAATGCAATTCTTACATACTCTAAATCCTTAGTTTCTTCCCATAACCTCCTAGCATATGTTTTTCTTAAACTGTGTCCAGTTATATTCTTTAATTTAATTTCTTTGTCCTCTGAAACTTTCTTCAGAATGTCTGAGTATGATTTTGAAGTAAGATAGCTACTGCCAGAACCTTTCTGCGATGGAAAAGCATATTCTGATTTCTTTTTCCCTTTTATATATTTTAATAAGACTGTTTCTAGCTGTGGAACTATATCATGTATTCTTTTTTCTGGTTCTTTTTTTAATGATCTAGGATTTCTTCTTATATGGCTTTTCCATGCATTGTATTGCTTTTTCTCTTGAATTTCAAAATATCCATTGCTTATAGCTTCTTTTATATCAGCCACAGTTAAATCCACAATATCTTGAAGCCTATACCCTGTTGCAATATCTAATAAGAAAATAGTTAGGTTTCTTTCAGTCCATTCATTACTAAGCTCTTCTAATCTGTATTTGAATCTCTCATAATGTGCTTCTGGAATTGGTTTTGCAGGCTTTTTCTTTCTCTTTGTCAAATTCATCACCTCACTTTCTGCCTGCCTATAAATGCAAAATAAAAAGACACTCTATTGAGTGCCTATATTTTTCCCTAGTTATTTCATATAAATTTTATTTACATCTTAATCAATAATTCTTATTGCTGTAATATCTTTATTTTCATCATTAGATATAAGCAGTATCTCTTTGTACTTTATTTCAGCTGTTCTACGTTCTTTAAAAGTTGTATGCAGAATTTTGTTTATTTCTAGAATTGTACCATCATCAAACTCTAGGACTACATTAAATAGATATCTACCCTTATCAATATTATAGCTTTTTAATATTTTGCTGCTATTTTTTTTACCATCATCCTTTAAGACAACTACATTTTTTCCAATTGAATTCTTCAAAGTAATCTCAATTAGATTTAAACTACTACTCTTTATCTTTTTAAGTCTACTAACTTTAGTATTAAAATTAAATTTGCTTTTCTTTAATTCGTCATCCAATTTCTCTTTCAGACAATCAGATTTCTTAACTGTTTCTTTGTAAATAGCATCTTTCAATTTAAGTGAGATGTCATCTCCTAAATTTAATTTATCAATATAGCTCGATAGGTTATCTCCTATATCTGTAAGATGTTTTGTTATTTTATCAATGTCTAATTCTTTAACTCTGTCATTTACATTATTAATTTTTTCATCCATTCTTTCAATAGTAGAACTTATTTTAGTATTTACATCTTGTGAACTAATTCCTAATTTAATTGATACATATATAGCAACTAACCCTAATATTATAGATATCCAGCTAGATAAAAATGAACTTATATCAACTACAGATTTATTATCACCTAATCTAAAGCCTAAAACAAAAATAACTAAAGATACTAAAATAGCTATAACTAATGCAATTACTCTTATAAACCACTTAATATCTTTAGAATCCCATTCATCAAATTTCATCAGAATTACCTCCTTTGTTATATAGTAATTTTTCTATATCAAAGGCGATTTCCCTCTTTTTTAAGCTTATTTTTCCATTTTCTTTTTCAATTCTTCCATATCAGCCTTTATTTCAGCTTTAAGTTCTGTAATATTTATTGCCATATCAGCTATTGCCGCTGGATCTCTAAGTTGTCTATAATCTTTCCACATTTTATTTATTTTCTTTTGCTTTTCTCTTATACTTTCATCCGTATAGAAAGAAACATATTTAGTATTACAGTGAAGACATATAAAATAGTTCTCTTCTATACCTAGTGGAAGCTTTCTAGTTTTAAGTTTTAGTTCAAACTTTTTATTACATTTATCACATACTACTTTATTATTCATAATATCACCCTTTCTAATTATAACTTATTATCTAACCTGTCTCACAGCTCCTCTATGCCTTTTATAGTAAGAGGCTTGCATCAAATCTGTAACATTTACAGGTTTATCGTCTTTAAGTTCTCTTAATTCTTTTATGTAACTTTTATCCACACTTATTCTTATTAAGTTATCAACAAAGTCAATATTTTGGGGAAGTTTTTTATTAATTGCTAGACTTATAAGTGACTTGCAAATATCTAAGTTTTTAACATGTGTATGACCTTTTTTAAATACTTTATTAATATTTATAATTAAAAAGCCATTGCTTACCTGGATTACTAAGTATTCATTTTTCTTATAAATCTGATTCAACTTTCTCACTTCCTTTGCAATAAAATGAGCACCAGCTTAAAACCAGTGCTCTAAAAGGGGATGTTCTATTTTATTAACCTTATTTTCATTTACTAATCTTTTAGGAGTATCCCATGTTGTTGTTGGAGCTACTTCTTTATCTATTACTATGTCTCCGTTAAAATTCGTCTTATATATTGATCTATTCTTTTTAATAAATGTACTATCTCCCATATACTTCTTAGCATCATAATTAGTTGCTTTTATAACTTCACGCCTTTGTACTGCAGCAATGTGATGCTCATGCTTTAAATTGCTGAAATTTCTTTGAATACACTTTTTTACTGTTTCTTTATTTACATTTAGTTTCTTAGCAATCTCTGAATCCGTTAATCCTTCTAAATATAACTCTCTAACCTGTTCTTTATCTATTATAGCTTTCATAATTATCACTCCTATAAAAAAGTGTATAGTTCACCCAAACCATTAAAGGGGACATCCCTTATTTTCCTCAAATATTTGTATATTTTTCTTATACCACTATTATAACTTATTAAATTTAAAGTAGAGTGCCATAAAAGGGACATAAAAGTGCCATCTTATAATCCTAAAGCTATAGCTGTTTTTTCTAAGGCTAGTTTTTTAATTCTTTTGCACTGCCTTTCACTCTTATAGACCTTGTATGTAAATTCATAATAATACATACCTTCTATACAAGCATATTTAATAACGTCCCTTTCAACGTTGCTTAAGGCTTCATTTAATGCTCTATCTATTTGTTTTATTTTTCTTTCCATACTTTTTATTCTACTCTCAAGTAAAGCTAATTCTGCATTTGGTCCAGAATTACTTAAAACTTCATACTCTTCTTTTAAACTTTCAATGCCTGCTTTTGTACTTTTATAATTATATAACCATTTTTCAGCTTCTGATGTTCTATCAAATTCTTTTTTATCTATATTTAACATGTTCTTATACCTCCAAAAATAAAAATGCACTACTCCCGTAAAAGGAATAGTGCTTCTGTTACTCAGTCAGCTCTATTTTATATCTTTTATATTAAGCTTTTTATATTATATCTAAATTAGTTATCTTTATTGTTATCTACATCTGGTCCTTCTCCAAATATTATATTTACTACATTTACATGACATATTTGTCCCTACCTTCCCACATATAAGTTTTTGAATTACGACTTAAAAACACCGTAAAAT